TTGCCTGCTGCTTTAGCATCTCTGCAAGTTGTTGCTGACGCCGAAAACGCGCCGTTTCTTCTTCATACGCGGTCGGAGCGCGAAAAACGGTGACTGTTTTAGGAGGCATTTTCAAAATCTCCTCTGTGCGAACCTCCCTGCGGCGTCGTCATGCCTGCGGGAGAGGGCATCCGTGAACGCATCGGGCGTCCACCGATCTGCGGTGACATACCCTGCGGGCGACCCATACCGCCCATCATGCCGCGACTGCCGGTGATACCGGGCTGCGGCGAAGTTTGCGGGCCGTTGAAGGTCATGTTCTGCGGCGGCACACCGGGAGCGGCGTTTGGCGTCGGCTGGCCGTAGGCAAGGCCGGGAACCTGACGCATCGCCATGTCGCGCTGACCCGGCGGGGCTGACAGGGAACGGTTACGCTCCTGCATCGCCATCATCTGCGCCAACTGTTGCGGTCGGCGGTCTGGGGTAAATCCGTTCATGCAAACCCCTGCGTGTTGTATGGGTTAGTAGTGTGAAAAGTTTGTCGCCCAATTTGATTGTTTCTTTGCGCCCCAAACATATTCATCATTTCCAGCAATTTAGTTGGATCAAGCGGGCTTCCACCGCTTGATTGAGGCTGCTGCATTGTCTCCATTTTTTTACGAAGCGTCTGATTTGCCTCTTGAACGGCAAGCATTTGCGCCAATTTTTCCGCATCTTGCCGATCTTTATAGGTTTTTATGTATCGCATTACATTACCCAATCGTTAATAAGCGGCTTGATGGTGGATTTTAACGCGGTCATGCGAGCGTCGTATTGTTTGTAAAGCTCTGGATGTTTTTCTTTCATCCAATTAACTCTATCGTGCGAATGTTTTACATATGCCGTGCAGTCATAACAATCTAGGCTAGAGTGTTTAATTTTGAAATGTTCTGGCAGTTCTCCGCGATGCGCCAAAATCAACGAATACACTTGTTCATCTGACCAGTTTTCAATCGGATGTAAAAAAGTAATTCCTTCTACAACGCTTCCGTGGCGTGATGGCGATTTGTGCGATTCGCTATCTCTTTGACCTCGGATAAGTCTAGTAATGCCATACTCTTTTGCCGCTTCCATTAACGGGCGGGAAATGTTGGCTGAACAACAGTTCAAATAACTTTGCACCATGACATTTTTTAAGCCGGTGCATTGCATACCCAGCGGCGTGTGATCTATCGGGACAAAATCGGATGGCAGCCCTTCCTGATCGTTTTGCACTTGTTGATTGGTTTGCACTTCAACAAACAATTTGGCGTTTTGCCGAACTTCGTTGACGACAGCGCGTGTTTCTGGGTACAGCTTTCCGGTGTTTACCCAAAAAACAATAGGATTTTGATTGCTGTATAAATACCAGCAAGCCAATGAATCCTTCCCGCCGCTGAAAGCTAGTCCTAGCATTAGAACGCCATGATGGCCGCAGCAGCGATTGAACCAACAGCGCCAGTTGTTGCGGCATTACTGCTGGCTGCTTGATTTGCCCTGACTCCGTAAAGTCCCATGTTGTAATCGGCACCAGCTTGACCCGCTTGAAATAGAGGAGCCGGTGCAACCGACACGCCTTGATAGCCTTGGAACTGCGGGACGGCGACCTGACCACCTGACAACAATGCGCTGATCTCGTTGACCGGGATGCTGCGGATTGCGGCCTGCTGGGCAAGTGCTTGCTGGATCGCCGTGTTGCGGAACTGCTGTTGCGCGATGTTCTGCTGGAACTGCTGTTGTTGGGCGGCATTGGCGGCAGCCTGCCGAGACAGCTCTTGTTGCATCGCCTGCGACTGCGCCTCGTTGTAGAACCCTGCGGCTCCTTGCGCCTGACCAACTTGCTGCGCCTGACGAGCAAGGTTGGCTTGCTGTGCGGCGACTTGCTGTTGGAAGTTTTGCGCGGCGGCAGCGTTTTGCAGTTCTTGTTGCGTAACGCCTTGCCCAAAAATCTGCTGCAATGCAGCGTTTTGCGCTTCGGTTTGAGCCAACGATTGCTGGTAATTTTGTGCAATCGCAGCGTTTTGCAATTCTTGCGCCGATTGGCCCATTCCAAACTGCTGCAACAACGCCTCGCGGTTGAACTGACCCGCACCAAGGGCTTGCTGGTAGTTTTGCGCGATGGCTGCGTTTTGCGCTTGTTGCGCCGCCAAAGCCTGCTCAAAATTCTGGCCGATGGCCTGATTTTGCATCTGTTGTGCGGCTTGAGCTTGCCCAAAGTTCTGTGCAATAGCGCGGTTGTACGCATCTGCGGCAGATTGCTGACTTCCAAACGATGCTAGTTGCGCCTCACGGCCAAACTCACCCGCTTGTAGGCGCTGCTGGAAGGCTTGCTGCTGCGCTTGGTTTTGCGCGGCTTGCGTCGCCAAGGATTGCTGAAGGTTTTGGCCGAGTCCGACGTTGTAAAGCTGCGCTTGCTCCATGCCTGCGCCAAAGCCTGACATGGCGGCTTGGTTGGCAAACATGGCGCGAGATTGCTGCTCACTAAACGCCTGCTGGCGAGCGGCTTGATCAAGGCTGATGCCCTGCGCGGCGGCTTGCAACAGAAGGTCGTTTTCCTTCTGCATTTGCGCCGACATGGCCGAGTTATATGCCTCGCCACCCGGTCGCAAGCCTTGGTTAATCAGTTGCGTCTGGAGTTGCTGACGCTCGCCCTGCAACTGCGGCGACAAGCGTGACAGCAACGCCGTCTGCGCCGTCATGCCGGCGTTTACTGGCCCCTGTGGCAAGTTGGCAATATCAATCTGGCTCTGTAACTGCGGGCCGCCCACAAATTGTTGTGCGTAGCCGAATTGGCCTTGTTGCGGGCCACCGGCCACACCGCCAACGCCTGACAGATCAAGCCCTTGCAGGTTTAATCCTTGCGGGCCAGCCTGCGCCAAACCAAAAAGACCGCCAGCGGGGCCGCCTTGTGCGGTTCCAAACGCTTGGCCGCCGGGGGCGCTTTGTGAATAGAACTGACTTGCATCTAATTGCCCGAGGTTGGTTGGAGCAGACGGGCCGCCGCCCGCAAGGCCGTAGTATTGCGAGCCGGGAGCCATAATGGCTCCTTGCACCGGAACGTTCGCTTGCGCTTGCTGACCTGCCGTTACCTGCCCCGGCAGCGCCTCTTGCGCGTAACCGGCGATCGGTGCGTAAATGCCTTGCGGTGCGCCTTGAATCGCGCCAGCGGAACCGATGTCATAGCCAATGCTTGGCAAATTGCGGGTGTCAAACGCCGATGCGATGCCGAGGTTGTTAAGCCCCGCAGCCGCGCCAGCGGCAGCCTCTGACATACGCCGTTGCGCTAATTCTTGAGCGCGAAGTGCCGCCAACGCATTGGGGTCAATGGTTTGCGTGACGGTCGGCTGCTCAATGTAAGTCGTGAACTGTTCTTGCGTCGGCGCTTCGCCTGCAAACTCGGGATTTGAGTACAGTTGATTTTGCCAAGCCTCCATCGCCTTGTTGTAGGCGTCGGTGTCTACCGTCGGCGTTTTCGTCCAAGTAACCCTTTGCGACCCCGTTGGGGCATCAATGTTGGGGTTGGACATATAGGCCGATTGCTTGGCGGCTGCCAAGTTGGCCTCACCCTGCTTGATGGCAAGGGTGGTGTAATCAGGTGCTGGCGGCGGCGTTGGTGATTTTTTGCCCATACCTCGGCTCCAAGAAACGACACTTGTCAGGTGTTTGCGTCATAAAAACAATGTCTCCGTCGGGTGCGCCATCCTTAATGCGCGCTTCCTCGGAAAACCCCATTTTCGTGACCAGTTTCAGCGCCCGGGTATGGTTGCTGGAAATCGGCCCTATTATCTTATCAACATTTGCGACGTTGTACGCATAATCGTAAATCGCCGCCAAGTAAGACGGTGTGAGTTGATCCCAAGTGATATGGCAAACGACCGATCTGCCGTTCCACATCTCATAAACCGTACCGGCGACCAACTCACCATCTTTTTCAAGACCAATAGCAACTGAACGGTCGGCGTTGTAATTGCCGTCCGTGCGCGACATGACCCAATGGCCCACATGGGGGCCGTTTACGATGCGCCAGCCCATCCGAGTTGATACACAACGTCCGTTGATGCCCATTCCAAGGAAACGTTCTTGCTGGTGCTGTTGAAAACCAACCCACCGCAATACCCGATGCCTTGGATACCTACAAAGTTGTTCGTGATGATGAGGTCAGCACCCCATACCGCCTGATTCCATAGGCCAACGTCCCATAGACCGTACTGCGTTGCCACAAAGGACAGCGCACCGAGGTCGGCGTTGGTCTGAAAGTCCACGTTCATGCCGATGTTGATGGTCGGCTGACCGTTGCTATAGATAGTCGGGCGGCCGCGGGTGAAATACTTGATGACGCCTCGCGTCTCAAAGTAGTTAAACGCCTGAAGCGCCTGCGTGTTGATGGCGATACCGTCGTCGTTATACCCGCCAGAGCCGCTTGCCGTTGTCCAGCACTCGGCAACGTAGCCATCACCGCCAAAATACGGCTTGTCGTTCAGCAGGGCGAAACAGTTAGCGTTCCAACCCGTGAACTTGCACCACGCTTTGGTGATGTTGTTCATCACAAACTGCTCTTGGCCGCTTGTGCCTGTCGGGATGTTCACAATCAGGGCGTTGTTGAGCGGGTTATAGAGCAATGCCCAGCCAAAACTGTTTTTGTATGCCCTTGCAGCCGCTGCAAACGCGCCCTGAATTTTGTCTGACAGAGATACCTGCGGGTCTAGGCGAGACGATTGCAGCGCAGAAGCAAACGGAATCAGGCCATCTAGCGTCAAAATAAGCAAATCACCGCCGTATTTCTGCAAACAACGACGGGAAATTGGCGCACCGACGATCCAGACGCCGATCAGCGCCCATGTGGAGGCGCTAGAGGGATCGGTGCCGCGATATACGATGACTTCGCCCTGATCGGTGATGAAAACAAGGTTATCGTCAACGCCGTAGCCTGCGTCAATCGTCCATGACGCCATCGCAACCAACGTGCCACCCAAGTGCGCGACCGAGGACAGGTCAAGCACCTGCGCTGCACCGCCCACAGAGGCTGTCGGCAGATACCAAGCCTTAAGCGTGTCCTTCTGGATGAACCACATCCGATTCTTGAACAGCGTCGGCTGCATCAAGCTCGTCGTGGTTACGCCTGTGATGGCGGGCGTGGATGCGCCGTCAATCGGCGTCCATGTCGTACCGTCAAACAGCAGCGGCTTGTCTGCGCCGTTAGCAGCGTAAAGATACCCGCCGCCTGACGTTGTAATGTTGGTGTATTCCCAACGGCTGTTAGACAGGCCCGTAACCTTGGCCGCGCCTACCGCTCCCGCCGTGGTGACCTCAAAAATGTTGCCGCCGACAGCAGCAAACATCTTGTCAACCGTAGCGGCGTTGTAGACAAGCAAACTTTCAATCTGCCCTGTCATGCCGGTGGCGTGTTTAACGTACCCACCGCGCAGCGACACGCTAGACACACCCGGAAACAGGTTGTTTAGCGTAACGGCGTCGGTTGGGGCCATGTTGGCGAGCGAGTCACGGGCGTTCCACCCGCCCACGGGGGCAGGCAGGGATGCGACGTTGTTCGTCGTGCGCTGGATTAGCCGTCTACGGACGGGCGATGCCATTAGTTGTTGCCCGTGCCATAGCCGCTATCGGGGATGTTGTCGTAACCAATCAACACCGTACCCGGTCGCGGGGCAAACGAGAGGTTGGCGGCAGCCGTGTCTTGCGCCACAGCCGTCTCAAACTCCATCAGGTAATCGCGGTAGAGGGCGGTCGTGTCAAAGCCCTTCGCCTCAAAATACTTGAGCTTCGTACCCAACACCATCAGGCGATCTGGGTAGATGCAAGTGTCGTTGTCGTTGGTGAAACTGTTTTGCGGGGTGCCGTCTGCCGCCTCTGCCCACGCCTTGCTGCGGTACTCAAAGCCGAGCAACTCGCCACCGTTCATTCCCGGCCAAATCTGGAAGTATTTGCCGAGCAGACGCCAGCGGATACGCGGGCCGGTGCTGATATAGCCCGAGAGCAGCCATTCCCATTGTTGCGGTGACTCGGGGCCGAGCATTTCCCAACGCTTGCTCTTATCCCAATGAGTACGATTAACAGTACTAACGTAATCAGCGGGCAAGCCGTATTTCACCTTTTGGAAGATGACCTGACCGCCAACAACCGTTTCGGTCGTCTGGTAGTTCAGCGTGACCGACGTAGCGCCAACGGAGGTGACGTAAGTGGCGTTGGGGATGCCGACCCCTTGCACCTGATAGGTCGTGTCCAAGCCCGCCGTAGAGGCAAGCCCGGTGATTGCGGCGACACCGTTGACCCAGTTACCCGTGGCCGTAGTGGCTTCGGTGTAAAAGGTGTATTGGCGGGTCAGTTCGCGCCAATCAGCACGACGGAGAAGCTCATACCCAACAGCGTTCATCAACGCGAGCAACTGCACAACGTCTTGGCTGTTATTGCCAGCGACGGTGG